CAGGGACTTTTACAAGTAATAACTAATTAAAAATCAATCATATAACTGACAAAAATTAATTTTTGTCATCTACTAAAGAAACGGATTTTGACGCCATGCTCCCGATACTTATTACTGATTTTACCTGCGAGTTTTCCGACACCGACGTAAAACTCAACAAGATAAAATTCACTTGGCGGCACTCATCAAACCGTCAGCTTATGGACGCTCCGCTGACTGCCGGCATCTTCGATGACAAGTTCAATCCCACTTATTCCTGATGGCTCGCTCGATACACATATCCACCGCTCGCACCATGCTCAACTCCGGCGACCCTGTCGATATTTCCGTATGGAAATCCGACGGATCTATCCTGGAACTGCGTAACATCATTTCACTGCGTTACTCGTTCTACGGCGGCTGGAGGAACGTAAAGATACTTTCCTCCGGCGAGTGCCGTAAGATTCGCGACTGCTGCATCTTCCGCGTTAACGATTGCGAGGTATTTCTTTGATATTCCGTTGAAAATGCGTAACTTTGCGGTGTGAAAATATTAATTACATGAATAAAAAGAAAACAATTATAAGTATATGTATCATAATTCTAACTTCCTTAGTTGGTTTTACTATATACAAAGTATACTCAAATCATAAAATTCAAGCTAAAAAAGAAGCATACTTTGACCACTTTATGAATTATTGGTACTCTTTTTATGAACAGTATAATTCTGACGTTGAATTGTATACTAGAATGAAAAAGAGTATAATAATTGACTATATTAGAAATGGCCAGGGAAGGTATATTTACGAAAATTTACCTTTATACGGGGGAGGGTCTTTTTCAATGAGACATTATTTTAGTATAGACCAGAAATTAGATGGTTTTTGGATCGCACATAAAGCAGTTGGCCCTATAGAATGTGCTCCTTCTTCTAGAAAAGAAGAAAGATGGGCGTTTTGGCACATTTATAATTGTGGCCGAGAACTTAGTCGTATTGATGATTATGATGAGAGATTAGGAATGGATATGGATTTCTTAGAAGCTACTTTTAATAGAATTGATAGTCTTGCAAATGAAATTCATACAGGATTCTATTCATTGGACCGATATAAAACAACAAAGATAAAAAATGTAGATATTGACCGACTAAATAATATTTCTGATTCAGAATATATTCTTGATAGATATTAAAACTTGTGAAATCAATTTGAATTTATTGAGTTATAGTCTGCATTTCCAAAGTTTATAATTTATAACCAAATGAAAAATAAAAAATTTTTCTTATCGTTGGCTGCATTTTTGATTTCATTGAGTTCTTTCGCAGGGCCAAGATATGACCCAAATGAGCCAGATTTACCGTTGCCACATGGTTCTGAAGTTGGTATTGGTCTTCTAGTTGCAATCGTAGTACTCCCCATTGGATATTTCATTTTTAAATCTAATGATTCATCAAACTCATCTGATATTAGCGCTAGCAAAGGATGCGTTGGAACAATATTATATGTTATTGGGTTTATTGGTCTAATTCCACTCCTTTTTTGGATATGTGAAATTGGAAAAGCATTATTAGGTATAGCTTTTGTCGTTGTATTAGTAATTGGATTAATTGCGTGGCTATTTGGAAAGAAATAAGCGTCTTTTCGCGCAACCCATTCAGTCCATAACTTTGTGGCAAATACCACTCAGTTATGGACTTCTCTTTTACCGAACTCAACTTTAATTCAGTCGAGACGCTTCCGGGCTTCGAGGCCCGCGCAGCGTTCACAGTCAACTCCTCGTCCGTATTCAAGGAGGACGTGGATATTGTGCCGACTATCGTAGACGATAGCCTTAGCTATATTCCGTGGGGCGGCGACAATCAGATGCCTTTCGACTTGCTCGCGCTCGTCGAAAAAGACGAAACTCTGGCAACCTGCCAGTGCTTCAACGCCGAGGTCTGCTACGGTTCGGGGCTGCAATACTGCGCCACCGAAGCCTCCGCATCGGTTAAGTCGGCTGTCGATGACTTCCTCCTTGACAACGACCTCGCCGCTTACTTTCTCGGCATCTGTCAGGACTTCAAGCACTTCGGCTTCGCCGTGTCCGTGCTTATTCTCAACGAGGACGGCTCGCGCATCGTCCGTCTGTTGAGAAAGGAAGCCTGTTATTGTCGGTTCACACCGGCTGACAAACACGGTCGCATTTCCAAAATCCTTTACGCCAACTGGCGAAAGGCTGTCTCGTCGCGCAGCGACATCGAGGAAATCGACCTGCTCGACCCGGCTTCTCCTTGGCGAGATCTGCAAGACAGACTCGCCAAAAAGTCGAAGTGCCGCAAATTCGCTATCGTCAGCCGTATTCCGACCGTCGATAGCACATATTACCCCATTCCTTATTATGGCGCTCTGTTCAGGGGTAAGTGGTACAACATCAAGCAGCTCATCGGCCTCGCCAAGGAGAGCAAGCTCAAAAACTCGGCTCCCATTAAATACCAAATCGAAATCTCAAACAAATATTGGGAGTCGATTTTCCGTGCCGAGGGCATCACCGAACGCAGCAAGCAGCAAGAGCGCATCGTCAGCGAGAAGCAACGCATCCTCGACTTCCTCACCGGCGCGGAGAACAGCGGCAAAGCCTGGTTCTCCACATTCTACATCACGCCCGACGGCAAGGAGCAGCACGATGTCGTCATCCACAAGATTGACGACTCCAAGGAGGGCGGCGATTGGGAGAGCGACATTCAGGAAGCCGTCAACATGATCTGCTTTACTATGCGAGTGCATAGCAACCTTGTCGGCTCGGTACCCGGCAAGGCGCAGACAAACAATTCCGGATCCGACAAGCGAGAACTCTACACAATCGCCCAAGCCCTGCAAAAGCCTTATCACGACCTGCTTTTCACCGTGCATCGCATCATTATACGACTCAACGGCTGGCAGGGCGTGAAGCCCGTGTGCCCCTTTATCCAGTTAACCACGCTCGACGAACACGCCGACGCCAAGTTAGTGACCAGTGACCAGAGTCGAGTGTCGAGAGCAGAAGTGAGTCGAGTGACGAGAGAAAGTTAGTTTACAGAGTTGCGCAAGCCGCTAATGACTTTTGCGCAAACGGTCATCAATTCCCTTACCTCTGTAATCTGACTTTCAGTAATATATCCTAAATCAACAGCTAATGTGAGTTGGCAATACACCTCCATTAGCGACCCATAAGAAATTTCAAAGAAATGCCTTTGCTCATTATTAGACATTCTGCCGCAGCCATCTGCAATGTTGGACGGCACGGACACAACAGCCCGACGAATTTGGCTTGTCAGCCCAAATTTTTCTTCATCGGGAAAAGATTTAAGGACTTCGTAAACATCCTTTACCAATTTGCGAGCATATTGGTATGCGTTAAGTTTTTCAAATCTAAATGCTTCCATAATGCAAAATTACTAATTTTCTCTGGACTCTAAACACTCGTCACTGGACTAAATATGAAACTACCGCCTAATATCCAATCTGAATTGCGACTTATCGTTGACAATGAAATGCTGATGCGCTATGTGCCGCACAGCATCAAGCCCGTGGCAGGTGAAAACCCTCTCTTTGACAAAATCGAGGTTCACCTTGCCAATGCCGAGCACTGGGTTGAGCAGAACTTCACAGGAGAAGATCTGCTCGATAACCTTGACGCGCTCAGCACCAAACTTGTTGACACGCTGCGTCTGCTCGTCGTAGCCGAGGCTCTTAATCGGGCAGTGCCGTCGCTCGACTTGGTTCTCACACCCAACGGCTTCGGGGTTGTCAATACCAACACCGTAGCCGCCGCTTCCAAACAGCGCGTTGACCGCCTGATTGGAAGCCTGAGGGAGTTGAGAGATTCAGCGATTGAGTCGGCTCTATCGCTGCTGCCCGGCGAGGAAGATTGGGTCGAAACTCCCCAGGCTCATTACTTCGCCACTACATTGTTCCCTAACATCGACCTATGTACGCTATGCTCGCACAATTCGGGTCGCTGGGAGAAGTATGTCGAACTGCGTTCTCGTGCCGTCGGCATCGAGCTGACTCTCGCCGAGGATTACTTCTCGCCGGAACTGATGTCGGAGTTGCGACTACTCAATCTTATCGGTTCACTGTCGAGTGAACAACGCCGAGTTGTTCAAGCCATACGCTCGCAGGTCGTTGAAGTCTTGCAAGGCAATCCTATCAACGGCAATCGTATGCGCGACGTAGTGAACTTCATTCGCTATCGTCCCGGAGCGTTCCGCCTGTGGCACACATCGGCCACGGCAAAACTCTTTTCGCCCCCCCAAGTTTGAAAACAAGAAAGACTCCAAAGGCTACTTTTTTTGAGAAGATGTTAAAAAACATGCATCTGCTACTACGCTCATTCAGAAATATTTTGTAATTTTGTGGCGATAATGGAGTAATCCATTTTATAGAGAAAATATAAGAAGCGTCTATGCGCATCTTGCGAATGAAAACGTAGGAAATTTTCACCGATGCAAGGATGGCATAAGCGGTTCTCACGCCATAGGCGTGGGCTGCTTTTATCCATATCTGCATCAACGGTTTCCTACGACCATCATTCGAGACGTGGCATAGCAGTTCACGTTTTTAATTGTAACTTCTAAATCATGTTTAATTTCGGAAGGAAACCATCTGTAGAAACGACCATACGAAAGAAACTTGAATCTTCTTTCGATGAATCTGTGCGTGATGCCATTCGTGAACTTGGCAGCAATGACCCTCTCTTCGGTGGTTTAATGGTTCAAGCGGCAATCGGACATCTCTATCAAGCATTAAAAAGCAGCAGAGAATTGGAGTCGGTCTGTGATTTGAATGGATTGGATTATCAGTCAATATTAGAAGATGAGTGCAACAAAGCACTCAAAAAATATCTTGAATAATGTGGTGGGTCATCATTATTGGCGTAATTTTATTCATTATTATAAAATTTGCCAGCGATAATAATAAGCAAGCCAATGCGGTAGCAAAACAAGGGGGTATGCGTAATAAATACCGCACCCTTGTTGATTTTGCGCTTTCGGGACACCAACATTCGCACATTGTCAGAGAAGATGGCACAAGTATTACTGTTGGTTGTGGCTCTGCTGGAGGTAGCACATATTTTGATATAGTACAAACATTTGGTACTGTTTCTATAAAATGGCGCTCCACAAGTATCGTTATGGGAAACCATAAACTCGAATGGCAGTTTGATGAGTTCATGGACCAAGAAAAAATGATTGATAAAATCAATCACGATATAGAGGTCTATATGACAAATGTACTTCAAAAATACACTTGACTATGGGGCTGTTTTCTACAATCTTTGGCGGTGCAAAAGAATTAACAAGAATAGCTAATGGCGTCGCTAACATCACCAATCTTCTCGACCAGTATGAGATTGATGATGACTTATCTTTCCTTTATGTAGCAGCATGGATATGTCGTATTTCAGTAATAGACATTGTGGAAAGGAATCAATATCCCATGACATATAAACTTTACGTTCCTATACGCGGACACCAACAAAGAATAATGCTCACAGAGGCGTATATGTTAACTCTCACACGTATTATGAGTAAAGCATCGGATAGAGGAACAAATATTCAAACATATGTTCAAGATATTATCGATAAAGGTGATGCTTTTTATGAAATAGACCACCAATTACCTTACGAACAAAAACAAATTTTTCAATAATATATGGTTGTATTTATAATTCTGGTAGTCATTGCAGTAATTGTTTACTTGGTCGTTCAAAACAACAAAAAAGAAGACCAAGCAAGAAAACCGGCATCTTCTATGACACAAAATCAACGTCTCATGGAAACAGTTAAAAATGTTGGAAGTAATTCATATGGCAATTACTGGAAGAGTTTTAAGGCAAGGAAACCCGTCCAAGCCAAAGAAATTGAAAGCATCTGTAAACATGATTTATCCAAATTGTCAGACAAAGATGCTTTTGAAATTGTCACAACACTTTTGAGGTGGTCTCAAAATGCAGGCGTATCAATCGGCAATCTTAAAAACTGGTTTTTATCTCAATTTGAAGAAAAATCGAGCGGATTGCCCTATGAACAAGCTATTGATACCCTCAAAAGAGAAAAAATTAAGGAGGCTCAGCAATTTAATATTTCACCTGACCACACTGCTTGTAATTTTATGATTGAGTTTCTTGTTGAAAAACAAGAAAAAGAACGTACCCAATCATTAGGGCGGAAGATTGCAGAAAATCTTAATGTTCCTGAAGATAAAATAGACGATTTCCTAAGGGAAATTGAGGAAAAAGAAGCTGAATTAAATTTAGCACCCGATATATCAAGGTTAGATAGAGAGGAAAATAAATTATTCCATCTCGCAGAAGATGGTGTAAATATGTTAGATAACCTAACTGTCGGATTCGATAAAGAACTTACGCTAACTGAACAAGGAAAAGCAGAAGCTCTTGTTCTCTGTTCTACGCTTGTTATGACACTACATTCAAATTTCCAAAATGAGATTGATTTGGATGTGCAAGCTGACCGCTATTTCCTTCTATTACATGATAATACTCTTGACTTTGATGTAGACGACAATATCGACTTTCTCAATAGTCGTATAGACTTTTACAACAAAGAGGTTAAGAAGGCATTGCAACTTAATCCCTTGCAATTATTCACCATAGATAATGCCATGGGAATACTATTCAATACCCTATACCTCCATCCCGGCAATACAAATCCCTATAACATTAACAGGTCAGAGATTTCTCCCAATGATTTAGTTATGTTTAGGGGGCAGTTAGAGAAAGTGCTTAAATACATGAATAGTGGTAGGGCAAGGATTGTTGGCAATTCCCCTACCGAACATTCTGAATATAGGTCAAAAGCATTAGAATTATTCCAGTCATTAGCTCCCGCTTCTAAGAGAGCAATGATGAATAAAGATGTTGCTTGGCTAATCTCTGACCAATTCATTTCAATGATTAAAGATGGAAAACTTAACCCAGGCCTTCCATTACCCCAAAACATAAAAGATAATTTCCAATATCTTATCTCATTGAAATCGAAGCACAACCTCTCAGATGCGGATATAGAGGAAATACTTGAGGACGTTCAGAATGAATTTATAAATTCATTTTCTGAATAGGACCGACGACAAGAAGTAAATCTATGTCTTTTACTGAACATTTGAGCGTCTGTACCTTCGTGGCATGGACGCTCAAACTATACATATAGACTTCATCGTGCCGCAGGGCTGGCACGAATTGACCGACGCGCAGCTTCGGTACGTCTACAATCTTATAGCCCTCGAAATGTCAAGTGAAGAAATCGCCGTTACCTGCTTGCTCCATTGGAGCGGCACACGGGTAATCGGTCGGCAACCCGACGGTGCCTACCTCTTGCAGCAGGGGCGCACGCTCTTTGAGGTCAAGCCCCTCGCCATTGCCGAACTCGTCGACGAGATCCGCTGGCTCGCAGAGCTGCCGCAAGTACCCGTGCGCATTTCTTCGCTCCGTAGAAAACCTGCGCTCGCTGCCGACTTCCAAGGAGTGCCGTTTGAAACTTTCATCATCTGCGACAACTTATATCAAGGCTTGCTGGCGCAAGGCCTTGATGGTTTAGCAGGTTTAGAAAGTTTAGAAGACGGTTTATTTGTCGAGTTGGCAAAGCAACTCTATCCGGGCATAAACCCTAAACCTTCAACCTTAAACCATATTGACAAAGTCAATATTTTTTATTGGTTTGCCTCGCTCAAAGAATACTTCTCGCATCGCTTTACTGACTTCTTCCAACCTCTCGCAGGTGCCGACAGCAACCTGCTTGGAGCGACGAGCATCGGCACTCAGTTGCAAGAAGCAATGGACGCGCAAATCCGTGCGCTCACTAAAGGCGACATCACCAAAGAGGCTGAAATCCTCGCTCTCGACACTTGGCGAGCACTCACCGAGCTTAATGCTCAGGCTCGCGAATACAAACAACTCCAAGCACAGATGAAGAAATGACTAATCCCACCAACTGGAACGCTACCGCGTTCTTTGAAAATCTCACTCGGTCAAACCGCCTCGCCACCGCCGAAAACTTCGTTTTTTGTCGGGTCAGCGGCTTGGAAGGCTTCGAGGAAGCGCTCGGCGAAATGCAGCAAGCAAACAATTTTGTATGCGTATCGGATATAGCCGACGGCTACACCGAACTCAACAACACGCCGAGGACTCGCCGTGTCAAAACAGTTTTCTTCGCCATGCGCCACGCCATTGATAACATGGACGCTCGCGCAGAGTGCTTCGATGTGATGCAAGAACTGTTCCGACAATTCATGTCGGTGCTCATTCTCCAACGCATCAAACTTGAAGAACAGTGCATCTACATAGGGTTACTCAGAAAATAGCTAACTGATTATTTGTCAGTGTCATAGATTATTTGTAACTTTACAAAGAACCCC